GCAGCTTACTCATTCAGGACGTGTGAATTGACAAATTGTGTGGTGATTGTGGCCAATGACAGGCAAAGTCAAAGCCATTCGCCGACTCACCTGGTGGTGCTTGTGGCCAAAACAGAGTTGGTTGCTGCACAAACTGGAATTGCAATGCCTAGAACTGCACTCAACAAATCTGCCTGGAGTGTTATACAAGGCACTCAGTACAGTCATTCGCATGTTTTCACTGTTGATGCTCGCACATTAGCTCAAGGCAGTGCATTGCCTGCATACATCATGGATAATGTGTGTAGTGAACTGATGGATGAAAAGCAGGTGGTTCTCAATGCTCAAGGAATGGCTGCGCCTGATCTCACAACTCCCATATCTCAAGACATCATCAATTCTAATTGCAGCACTTGGTTGCTGTTAGCTGTAAACAACAGACGGTCTTTGTCCACATTTTGTCAAGGCTTGAGGTACATATTGATGAATATGATGGGTCGTGTGGGGTTTTTGTCCGAATTACCTGACAAGGTAAAACCCGATTGTTTTTGTTCAATTGATTGGTGGTTCTTGCGAAAGGCGACAAATTCCTTGTGCAACAACTTTGGCCGGTCGTGGAGAGAAACCATCTTGAAATTGTCAGCAACTAATGAAGCTGTTTTGGACTTGATTGTCTCAGGTGAATGTCCAGATGAAAATGTTTTCGACGCATTGAATGAAGAAAATTCTTCCAACACTTGGTCGAGTCCGGCACTTCTTTCAAATCGATCACACACGACAGTTGTGGCATCACTCAGAGAGGTGTTCAAGGCATATCAGTTTGAAAGACAAATTACTGACTACGACAATGCCATGATTCAAGTTGCAAACAAAGTGGCCAAGGGCGGCTACAAATTCCAAATGAGGAGGTCAGAGCCGCCATTTTGTGACGGTCGTAGTTGGTCAAATTGGTCTAGGAGAGGATACAGTTATACAGCCCTTGAAGACATCCCAAGACCTGTAGGTGGGTTTACAGCTCCACACAATGTTGACGTTTCGTTGGACATGAAGGTTGAAAGCACACTTGCTGCAATGATTGCTATTAAGCAGTTGCCAACGCCAGCTTCAACCAGAACATACATTGCTGTGGGTGCTCGGTTGATGCGCACCAGTCATGCCCAAGGACCTATGGCTGCTGAACACTGGAGGCATCGGCTGGACTTGTCTGGGGGCATGTCCACCAAATCAAATTCCAGCAGCATGGTGTCAAAGAAGCTCCTTAAAGTCGATGTGAAAGCTATGAGCAGCAGACACATGCTTCTGCAAGCCACCAAAATACACAAACTCATTGCATCTGAAGATCCAGAAGATCTGTTATCTGTGTTGATGACCATGAAATTCCCTGAAGCAGATGCTGTCAAGTTGGCTAACAAATTGTGTGAAGAATCCACCAAAACTGGTTCGCATATGCAACAGTTCCAACAGTTATCCAAAGCATGTGATGGCATAGTGTCTGATCCAACAGGTGTGCAAGACTTGCCGTGGACAGGCTCAACAACTGCAGAAATGGTTACAATGATCAAGCAATCTCTCATGGCAAACAAATCAAAGACGATTGAGATGGTTACATCGTGCTGGGTAAGTTGTTCGCAGGCCTTGAAGGATGCTCTCGAAACAGAGACGATTGCTTCAGAATTGCAAAAGGCCATTGCACAATCAGACACCATTCATGCTTCAGGTGATACCATCGGGAACACTGCACGACCTGTTGCTAAATGCATAGCCAGTTTGATGGATGGCAAATTTGTCAATTTAGTCAACAATAATCGATTCATTGTGTTGTGTTTGATGGGCTTGGACTGGCTCCCAACCAAACTTAGCGAAATAGATGGTAAGCACATCAGGTCAATGCACGATGCTGATATTGCTAGAATGCTCTGTTCAGACCAAGACATTGCAATGCAATGTATCAAAACTAACTTCATGTTTGAATCCGAATGCAATGACTTGAAAGAACTGGTTTACATGTGGTTGGGTGCACCTGAAGGGTTGTCTGACTTGTACAGTTCTGTGTGCGGCCATTGTGATGCAACTGGTTCGTGGGCCATGCAGGAATCTCCCAGTGCATTGCAGGTGATAACATCGATTTTTTTCCTCGATGGTTTCCAAAATCACAAAACAGCAACAAGCGTGCACGACGACAAGATCTGGGCTGGTATGACCACCAAACCTTTGAAAACACTCTTAAGCAGATTCAACAGTTCTCGGGGTGATCGCACATTCACCATGCCTCGGGCAGGTCGTGCAAAAAATGTCATTAATATCACACAGATACTTTTGACCAGGTCTTCACTGCCCGGGTTTGAGGACAATTCACAATTGCATCGCAGTTTTGTGTCAGCACTGTGCAAGCACATATACTATTTTGGTAGAGCTGCCAAAGCTCAAGTGGGTTCTACTAGAGAACTCCCCGTTAAGGACAGTATAACTCAAGATGCGACGATCCTGGCAGAAAAAGTAGATGGAGCATTGGCAGTTACATTCCCAGAAGATGCAATAATGAATCATGCCATTAAGGGACGCACTCAAGACAACATGGCACTGGACATGCAGACAGCACTCGGTGGCATCACTGTTGAACCCTGTGAGTGTTTGTTCGATTGCAGTCCCTTGCACCCCACTGACTTGAGTGATTTCCCTGAACTCTCCAACATTGACCCGGAGCCTGCCGCAACATTGGTGTACAAGACACGCATGAAAACCTGGTATTTGAGCGGGGCTTTAGATCATGCAGAATGGGGACCGGGTTTGCCTACACCTACATTCCCTGCAGCTACAAATCCCTTCAGAGATGTGATGGGCTCAGCAATAAGCATTGCCAAAACTCTGATTGATGAAGGGCTTGGTCTCAAAGATGATGAAATCCCAGCACAATGCTGGCATCTTTGGGTCAAACCGGATTTTGATCCCTCAAGGTTGTCGCCTGGCATGAAATGGCAATATGATCATTTCATCAGAACAGGGTCGGTGGTGATGCCAAGACCATCAGACATGGGTCAGGGAATGCGCCACATAGGATCCACACTGTACGGTTTGGCCTGTGGGTATGCGCGTCGGTGGATCACAAACGATTTGGCTCGCAGGTTTGGGATTGATTTCCAAACGTCAGATCAGCAGGGTTCTGATGATAGGAACGGATTATTTAAATTCACATTATTGCCAGGCCCCACCAAGGATCAAAAATACGGTGAAGCTTTGTTGTCTATGTGCACCGCAGCCAGCTTCATAGATGACATGAACAAATGCGCCTCATTGGTCGATCGATTGATCCACCCTATACAAGTGGGAGCTGAATATCTTTGCATTGCCCTGGATGTCATGATCGGAAGGGTGGGAAATCACAAATTGAGTCCAAAATCTGCATATCTGACAACCTTGACAGAGATGAATTCTCGCTTTATCACAGGCAACAAGACCATAACACCAACAGTTAGAGATACAGCACCATTATGCTTGGGTCCGACCTATTCATCAATAACAGACACTCTTTGTGACTTGCACTCCAGAATTCGCACTGCTTATAGCAAAGGCGCAACAGAAGGGGTAGTTTTGCCACTTGCATTGTACCAACTAGGGCGCATTTATGCCAAATTCGAAATGTTGCCAAATCAGCACAATGCAGTGCTTAGGAACATTATGTCTTATCTGGAACCCGATGCATC